AATTTTTATGACACCCCTACCGCACATGCACACCATGTTTTCCACATTCGATCCGCAGCTTCACAAATACATATCAAAATAACAATACCCCCACCCCCTTGTAATTTCTACAACGCATGCCTATACTCCGCCAGCAGAAACACCCCCCATATAAATAAGAGGAGTCCCGTTTCCTTTTAGGGTATTATTTCTCTGGGGAAAGCGGATGCTATCCGTGCGTACCGATCCCGAAAGGGCAAAGCAGGCGGCACCATATAGACGCAGCGAGTACCCTTAATCTGTCTCACAAATAAGGCAGAGCATGACAATTCAGATACAGCCTACAAGTAATGTGCCCATACCCAAAAATTTGGGTGATGAAGTCGGTGCGTCATTGCAGGAAAACGCTCGCATTGCTGCTACCACGGCAGCTTTGATGGCTGAGCTTGATATGCCCTTCGAGATGACTGAAGAGGATGAGAAGCTAGCCCATGATCTATTTAAACAAGTAGATGCCAAGAAACAAAAAACTTCTCCAAGCCAATACAACCCCGCCGCTCTCTATCAAGGTAACGTAGCCTTAAAGTTATCCGCGCTACTTAACGAATACGACCAACGGGTTGTACTCAACGCTACGCAAGCACGGACGTATATAACTAATAGATTGCTCGAAATATCCTCTTGCGGCGACGCCCGCTACGAGTTGAAAGCGATTGAACTCCTAGGCAAGCTCTCTGATGTCGGTGCGTTCACCGAAAAGAGCGAAGTTACTATTACTCATCGTACCTCTGACGACCTAAAAACAGCCATTGCGGACAAAATTAACCGTCTTTTGCTGCTCAGCAGGCCAATATTATCGATATAACCCCCGACGACAACTCTCTCGAAGCTGAATTAGGTATTTTGGAAGACCAAATTGATGGGAATTTTGACGAATGAATGCACAAGAGCTACAGAATCTCTTAAAAGTGCTTCCAAGTCTTCCAGAAGCACAGCTTCGTGACCTCTATGCGAGCCTAGAAGAGCATGAAATCATTCAAAAACGAGAGAATGCGGCGAATAACTTCATGGATTTCGTCCACAAGGTGTGGCCTACGTTCATTGACGGGGCTCATCACAGCCGGATGGCACGTGCTTTTGAGAAAGTGGCACGAGGCGAATGTAAACGCCTCATTATCAACATGCCCCCACGCCACACAAAGTCGGAATTCGCATCATATTTGCTGCCAGCATGGTTTTTGGGCAAGTTTCCTCACAAAAAGGTGATCCAAGCGTCCCATACGGCTGAATTAGCGGTAGGTTTCGGTCGAAAAGTGCGAAATTTGGTTGATTCTGATGTCTATAAAAGTATTTTCTACACCACGTCATTGCAAGCTGACTCTAAGGCGGCGGGTAGATGGAACACATCCAAGGGCGGGGACTACTTCGCTATTGGTGTAGGGGGAGCGGTTACCGGTAAGGGCGCAGATGTACTAATTATTGATGACCCGCACTCAGAACAAGAGGCCGCTTTAGCCGAAGTGAACCCTGAGATTTACGACAAGGTATATGAGTGGTACACGTCCGGTCCGCGTCAGCGTCTACAGCCGGGGGGCTCTATTATTATAGTGATGACCCGATGGTCTAAGCGGGACTTGACGGGGCAGGTGATAAAAGCCGCTGCGCAACGTGGCGGGGATGAGTGGGAAGTGATTGAGTTTCCTGCCATCTTACCAAGTGGCAATCCTTTGTGGCCCCAGTTCTGGAACTTGACCGAATTGATGGCGTTGAAGGAAGAACTGCCAAATCAGAAGTGGATGGCGCAGTACATGCAGAACCCCACTTCTGACCAGTCTGCTATTGTTAAAAGGGAATGGTGGCAAACTTGGGAGAAGGACGACCCACCGCAGTGTGAGTTTATCTTGCAGGCTTGGGACACGGCGTTTGAGAAGAATAATCGTGCTGACTACAGCGCCTGTACCACATGGGGCGTCTTTTATATGGACGACGATACTGGTGTCAAACAAGCCAACATCATCCTTATTAACGCTTTCCGCCAACGTCTTGAGTTTCCTGCGCTTAAAAAGAAAGCCATCGACGAGTACACCGAGTGGGAACCCGACTCCATCATTGTGGAGAAAAAAGCGTCCGGTGCCCCCCTCATCTATGAGATGAGAGCGATGGGCATACCTGTCCAAGAGTTCACCCCGTCCAAAGGCAACGACAAGATTTCACGACTTAATGCGGTGTCTGATCTGTTTGCATCAGGCCGGGTATGGGCACCTAATACACAATGGGCAGAAGATGTTATTGATGAAGTAGCGTCGTTCCCCGGCGGGGAGCATGACGATTATGTTGACTCTGTGTCGCTTGCAATGATGCGGTTTAGACGCGGTGGGTATATACGCACCCTCTTAGATGAGGAAGAAGAGCAACCACTATTTAAACGGCGTACCCAGCCGTATTACTGAGGATAAATCATGGCTATTGATAAGGCACTAAACCGCGCACCGGAAGGGCTGACCGAGGATGACTTGGCTATTGCGCAATCCATACAACCTGATATTGAGATTGAGATCGAGGACCCTGAGTCGGTAACGATTGGGATGGGCGACTTAGAGATTGAGATCGAGCCGGGTAAGGAAGATGATGAAGATTTTAACGATAACTTAGCTGAGCATATCGACGACAAAGAGCTAGCGACACTTGCATCTGAGTTGATTGGTGACTATGACGAGGACATTGCCAGCCGTAAAGACTGGATACAGACGTATGTAGATGGGCTTGAGTTGTTGGGGATGAAGCTAGAAGAGCGGGCTGAGCCGTGGGAAGGCGCGTGCGGTGTGTATCACCCACTGCTATCTGAAGCGCTTGTGAAGTTCCAGAGCGAGACAATGCTCTCCACGTTCCCCGCAAGCGGTCCAGTTAAGACACAGATCATCGGTAAAGAGACGCCTGAGAAGAAAGACGCAGCGCAACGCGTGCAGGCTGATATGAATTATCAGTTGATGGATGTGATGAAAGAGTACCGCCCTGAGCACGAGCGTATGTTGTGGGGCTTGGGTCTGGCAGGTAATGCGTTTAAAAAGATTTACTACGACCCGCAGCTTGAGCGTCAGGTGTCGATGTATGTGCCCGCTGAAGATATTGTGGTGCCGTATGGCGCAAGTGATTTGGAGTCCGCAGAGCGTGTGACACACGTGATGCGTAAGACTGAGAATGAGTTGAATCGCTTGCAACACGCTGGCTTTTACCGTGATGTCGATCTGGGCGAGCCGAACAATATATTAGATGAGGTTGAGAAGAAGATTGCTGAGAAGCTGGGCTTTAGAGCTACGACAGATCATCGCTACAAGCTATTAGAGATGCACGTTGAGTTGGACTTGGAAGGCTTTGAGCATAAAGATGAGGATGGCAAGATAACAGGTATTGCACTGCCATATGTTGTGACAATAGAAAAAGGCTCTGCGGAGATTCTAGCTATTCGTCGTAACTGGGAGCCAAATGACGACACACATCAGAAACGTCAACACTTTGTGCACTACGGCTATGTGCCGGGGTTTGGCTTCTACTATTTTGGTCTGATCCACTTAGTTGGTGCGTTCGCTAAATCAGGCACTTCACTCATTCGTCAGTTGGTCGATGCAGGTACGCTCGCTAACTTGCCGGGGGGCTTTAAGTCTCGTGGGCTGCGAGTCAAAGGTGACGACACACCAATCGCACCGGGTGAGTTTAGAGATGTGGATGTGCCGAGTGGCTCTATTAAAGACAACCTGCTGCCCCTGCCATACAAAGAGCCTAGTCAGACTTTGTTCTTGCTGTTCCAGAACATCATCGAGGAAGGGCGTCGCTTCGCTAATACGGCTGATCTTCAGATCAGTGACATGTCAGCACAAGCTCCCGTTGGCACTACGCTGGCAATCCTTGAGCGCACACTAAAAACAATGTCAGCAGTTCAAGCTCGCGTGCACTACAGCATGAAGCAAGAGCTTGGGTTACTAAAAGAGATCATCGCGGCTTACACGCCTGATGAGTACACCTACGAGCCGGAAGAAGGCAACCGTAGAGCTAAGCGTAGCGATTACGACAACGTCGATGTAATACCGGTATCTGACCCCAATGCCAGCACTATGGCGCAGAAGATTGTTCAGTATCAAGCGGTGTTCCAGTTAGCGCAAGCCTCTCCTAATTTATACAACATGCCGCTACTACATCGTCAGATGCTAGATGTGTTGGGTATTAAAGATGCGCAGAAGCTTGTGCCGATGAGTGAGGATCAGAAGCCGACTGATCCGGTGACTGAGAACCAGAACATTTTGATGAACAAGCCGGTCAAAGCGTTCGAGTATCAAGACCACCGTGCTCACATCACCGTACATATGTCAGCTATGCAAGACCCGATGATCGGGCAATTGTTGAAGGACAACCCGATGGCAGGGCAGATGCAATCAGCAATGATGGCGCACATCAATGAGCACTTAGGTATGGAGTACCGCAAGCAGATCGAGCTTCAGCTTGGATTTAATTTACCACCTGCTAAAGATGAGTCAGGTGAAGAGAAGGGTATGGACCCAGAAGTTGAAGCACGGTTGGCACCAATGCTGGCGCAAGCAGCACAACAACTATTCCAGCAGAACTCCGCGCAGGTGGCTCAGCAACAAGCACAACAGCAGATGCAAGACCCACTGGTCCAGATGCAGATGCAAGAGTTGCAGTTGAAGCAAGCTGAGCAACAGCGCAAACAAGCCAAAGATGCGGCTGATGTGAAGCTAAAAGAACAGCAGCAGAAGATAGAAGCGGCCCGGATAGCTGCACAAGCACAGCTTGAGCGAGAAAAACTAGAAGCTAACCGCAAGGCCGAAGCCCTGCGTATGGTGGTTGAGTCACGAGGCAGTCGTGAGAAAGACGCTATCAAAATGGGCGTAGATGTACTCAAACAGATTTCAGCGCAAACGCATCAACAACAGATGCAACGCAATACGCCCAAACCGACGAAAGGTAAGTGATGGATGCTTTTGAAATACTTATCCAACAGACGGATGAGAAACTTGCGCAACTCAAAGAGCACTTGGCAGCCGGTCGAGCGACTACTTATGAGGAATACAAATCAGTTTGTGGCGAGATTCGGGGTCTGCTCATTGCAAGAGGTTACACATTAGACCTTAAGAAAAACTTGGAGGATTCAGATGACTGATTCAATTCTGCTGGCTACAGACGCCAGTAACCCGCAAGTCGTTGGGGCGTATCAAATAGACGCCACAGACGAAGAAAAGGCCACACAACTCCCTAAACCATCGGGATACAGAATCTTGTGTGCCATACCGGAGATCGAGAAAGAGTACGACAGCGGAATTGCCAAGGCGGATACGACACTCCACTACGAGGAACTGCTGACCACCGTGCTGTTTGTTGTTGATCTGGGCCCTGATTGTTACCAAGATATTAATAGATTCCCGACCGGGCCTTGGTGCAAGAAGGGAGATTTTGTTCTGGTGCGCCCAAATGCCGGTACTAGACTGGTCATTCACGGGCGTGAATTTAGATTGATTAACGACGATTCCGTAGAAGGAATAGTTGAAGACCCACGCGGCATTCGCCGTAAATAACAGGAGGACGAGATGCCTGAATTTGAGAAAGAAGAATTCCAGTTTCCCGATGAGAAACCTCAAGGTGGTAGAGAGGAACTCAGTGTTTCTATGGAGCAAGAGGGAAAACCGGAGGGTTTTGAGGTCGAGATTGAAGACGATACCCCACCACAAGACCGGGGCAGACAGCCGCTACCTCAGAATCTAAAAGAGGAGCTTGAGCGGGATGAACTTGACTCGTATGACGATGCGGTCAAGGAAAAGTTCAAGCAAATGAAGAAGGTTTACCACGACGAGCGCCGCGATAAAGAAGCTGCGTTCAGAGAACAGCAAGAGGCAATCGCTCTTGCCAAACAGTTAATGGATGAAAACCGCCGGATCAAGACCATTCTTGACACTGGTGGGAAAGAGTACGCCGCCGTTCTAAATAACGCCGCCACGCTTGAAATGGAGATGGCAAAGCGGGCGTACAAAGAAGCTTACGACAGTGGGGATTCCGACAAGATGATTGAGGCGCAGCAAGCGCTTCAGGTTGCAAACTACAGAATGTTGCAAGCCAAAAGCTTTAGGATGCCTACTTTACAAGAACAAAATTATGCGGTACAACCGCAAGAAGATCAGGTCCAACAACCTGCTCCTCGTCCGCTAAATCCTAGATTGGAAGCGTGGCAAAAGCGCAACCCTTGGTATGGGGCAGACGACGAGATGACCGCAACGGCTTTAGGAGTCCACGAAAAACTCAAAAAGTCGGGCGAAGTGGAAGTCGGATCAGACGAATATTACGCGGCATTGGACAGAACAATCCGCAAGCGGTTTCCTGAATACTTTGATGTTGAGGAACCGGAGGACAGGACGCGATCCGAGCCTGCTCGCACAAAGCCGAGCACAGTGGTAGCCCCAGCGGTTCGTAGCACAGCTTCCAACAAAATAAAGCTGCGGTCGAGCCAAGTTGCGCTTGCAAAAAAGCTGGGGTTGACCCCGGAACAATACGCCCTTGAACTCAGAAAATTGGAGGCCCAAAATGCCTGAAAATAAGTTAGAACGCGAACTGACATCCCGAGCAATGAGCGAGCGCCCTAAGCAGTGGACGCCACCTGAATTGCTTCCTGAGCCTGATAAAGAGGCTGGGTATGCCTATCGCTGGATACGTGTATCCATGCTTGGTCAAGCTGACCCCCGTAACCTTTCGTCCAAACTTCGTGAAGGTTGGGAACCAGTCCGCATTGAAGAGCAACCTAAATTTTCACTGCTAATCGATCCCGGTAGTCGATTCAAAGACAATATCGAGATTGGTGGGTTACTACTCTGCAAGGTTCCTGAAGAATTTGTCGAACAGCGTTCCGGTTACTACCAGAACCAGACTCAAGCTCAGACGGAAGCGGTGGATAATAACTTGATGCGTCAAAGTGATCCGAGGATGCCTCTCTTTAAGGAGAGAAAATCTTCGCATAGCTTTGGTAAAGGCTAATAACTTTTTGAACGAGGTTTAACATGGCTTATCCTACGGTATCAGCCCCATATGGACTAAAGCCCGTTAATTTAATTGGCGGACAAGTCTATGCGGGACAGACTCGCCTGATGGAAATTGTAAGTGGCTATGCTACGAACATTTTCTATGGTGATCTGGTAAAAAGGGTGTCCGATGGAACTATTGAGAAAGACGCAGGAACGACCACAGCAACACCGTGTGGCGTGTTTCTTGGTGTTACTTTCACAAACAGTTCTACCGGTCAAGTTCAATTTCAACAGTTTTATCCAGCATCTCAAGCAATTAAGTCAGGTACAAAGATTTTTGCCTACGTTGCTGATGATCCT